CCAGCCAATCTTGACGCCGTATTAAAACCAACGAAAGTTTGCTCAATGGTTTCAAGACTCATGCCCATTGGCTTTAACCGGGCCAACAATCGTGCGACACCAACGTTTGCCTCTGTCTGACTCAAGCCAAACTTGACAGAAGCTCGTTCTGCAATCGCCAAAGCCTCAGCAGTATCACCAGTAGCTGATGTTAAAAGTTTAATTCTTCTTTCTGACTCAATAGCTGATATACCGGTCTCAATAATTTGCTGTGCCGCTATTGCCCCGCCAATACGAGCAAACCCTCCACGCAAACCACTTAAACTGTCGTTCAGTTCTTTTGCGTCACGCGCAACACCCTTAAAACCACTGCGTAATTTTTTTGTAGCACGATTACCAACAATTCCAAGGTTAAACATTGCACGTTGCGTGCGGGTCATTACCTGTTGGACTTTTTTGCCTTCCTTATCGACCTGCCGTAAAGCAGTTACCGCTTTAACAGCATTAATGATCAGCTCAACACTGGATACTGCCACGGCGACCTAGCAATATAAAAAGTCTACCGCCGACTGCGCTTAGCGCGATCCATTGCTCTTTCCTCTTCCTCACGCTTAATCTCGTAATACGCAGCAAAATGCACAAGCTCCGCATCGGTCAATTCCGTGCGAAGCCTGCTTACAGTCATTCCCAGCTCGCAGGCCAGGTGGAACTCAAACAGAGTCCACTTGTCCTGCTTTAGTCGTTTTTTGCTTCTTCGATGTCAGCCTCTTCGCCGACGCCAAACAAAAACAGCTCAAGTTCGTTTAAAACAGATTCAGGCAACTGACGCTGAAGCTTAGGCGCATCAGCAGCTGCAAAGGCTTTTGAGCCGTCTTCTAGCTCTGCCATTTGACACAACATCTGCGTGCTGATGTCCAAGGCTTCTTCTGTTCCAGACAGGCTTTGCGCTTTTTTTCGATCAGCTCTAGTAATCGGCTTAAAATACAGATCGATGATAACTTCACCGGCTGCATTTTTTAGCTGAAATTTTCGACGCTGGTTAAGGTCAAAAGCCTCAACCAGCAAATCAACAGTGCGACCGTTAGCAGTCATTCAATAGTTTGAACGTATCATTCAAACTATAGACCCATTACTGCAAGTTGGAAGTGATAGTGCCAGAGGTTTGGAAGCTGCACGAAACAATTACCAGCTCACCGACAGTTGAAGTAATTTCCATGTCAGTGATGATGCCTCCAAAAGCAACACTGTCGGTTCCGGTTGACGTGCCAGTAGTGAATAACTCAAAGCTGGCGTCAGTGGCGTCGTTGACTTTGACGACATCCTCAATAAATGCAGCTTGGCCGGTTGCGTCTGGGTCGTAAATCAGTTCAACCGTGCCAGTGCCAGAAATCAAACCACCAATGAAATTTCGGAAAGTGTCGCCGTGATCAGTGGTCTCGTAAGTTTCTTTGGTGATTGTCAGGCTCCAGCTACGGGTGCCGACAACTGTTGCAAGACTGTTAGATCCAGTTTCAAACTGGACTGCGCCTTGTTCTCCGCGAAGGGTGGCCATGGTCAGAGTTCCTCGATGGATTCAAAGGTCACACGGACCTGTGTTTGAAAATAGCCCTCGGGAGCTGGTGAAGCCAGTGCCTCTGGACCTAAAGGTGCGTCGAAGAAAACCCCCGACACGATGACCCTATTGTAAAGGTCTCGAACGCGCTTTCCAATGACATAGTTTGCTCCCGGTCCTGTGCCTTTGGGAGTAAAAATGTTGATGACCATTTGACCCAAGATCCTGTTGTAGCCACTGGTGGTCAAACCATGACCCAAGTATTCATTAGCTCCAAAAGACGTTTGGCATTGAATCCATGACGAGCCAGGGGTGGGCTCATAAGCCATGTTGTGAAAGACCACAGGTATTGCCGGACTACTTGCTAACTCAGTAGACAAACGTCCTTCGATCGTCGATCTGATGGTGTTGAGATCTGCCGCAGCCATCAGACTCCCCCTGTTATCTGCCTCAGAATTCTAGAAAGGCGTGTCTCAATCACCTCATTCATAATGTTCTCCGGGTAACGCTTGACGACTGCTGGAGTGCCAGTAGTTTTTGGCGGGCTGTTTCTGCCTGGGGCATATTTGCCTTTCCAGGAGGGCGGCATCGATTCCCCAAACATCACAGCCGGCGCATAATCCTGCGTGTTTGATCCGTTTGGATTTATTTTTGAACTCACAAAAACACGACCTGTAAATTTATCAACAGATTCTTTTCGCCAAGAGCTGATCAAAGTCCCAGTGACAATCGGCGTTCCAGGCCCCGGCGGGCTTTCTGTTCTGAGCTTGACCAAAAGCTCGTCAGTCAAAGAAGACACCAACTTTTCGATTTGACGCTCAAACAAATTCCCAATTTGATTGATAGGGATGTTGCCTCTGACGCTGACCATCCTTACGCCCTCAGCACCAGCTCATAAGTGATGGCCGTATTCTCGTGGTCAACAGTCTGCACCTCAATAATTTGATGCACGACGCTGCTGATCACGACTCGATCCTTTGTTTCCGGCGCGGTGTCTAGCTCCTTGGCGGCCACAATCAATCGTTTATCACTGGCCTGAATTAACTCATTCACTTCGCTTTGCGAAATGTTTTGCACCACCCCTTTGATGTCGGTGTCGCTCTCAGTTTCTGCGATGACGCCAGTCGTTGTGTTGTAGCTGCCGGCAGAGATATACCGGATGGTTACGTCAGCACCTAATGCCTCAATAACGTTATCGGCGACTTTTTCGAGCGACTGTGCAAGTCCCATCAGAGGTTATAGGCAAGGCAAGCGCCACTGGTCAGCGTGATGCTGGTGATGATTCCGCAAATCTCAGTGTCAGCTACAAAAGTCTCGCCAGCCAAACTGTTGCCAGTGGCATTCTTCACCGTGATTGCACTGATAACGGTGTCTTCCTTGAAATAAATTTTGCTGAACCTGCCCGTATGGGCATTGGTGTCAGAGACAAACTCGAAGCCGCCTGAAAGATCCGCGTACATGGTCAGCTCCGTTTGATTGCGATGTTGCCTGGTCCACTGATTCTAAGACCTGTCAAGTACCTTTCAAACATCGGTGGTACGTGATCAGCACCGACAGCTCCAGCCTTATCAGGGGTCACATCAATGTTGCCAATCTTGACATTTCTATAATCGTTCAACCCGCTTAGGCTGATTCCGTCCGTGTTGTTCTTCAGGTAAACAGCCAACTCAATCTGAGCACGCTTGACCTGATCGGGGATTTCCGTGTCGGTGAAGTAATCCTCAGAAATACGAAACGGAAACCCCGTTGCGTAAGTGTTGACATAGGTATCGGGCTTACGCACGCCAGTGCGCGGCCATTGCCGTGCCTGAGTAGTGGTAACGCGAGCACCTAAAAACCTTTCACGATCCAAGCGTTCAGCCGCAGCAGTCAAGGCGCGATTGCGCGTGTCATCGTTGCCAGTAGTCCACTTCGACACATCAGAACTACTAATCATTGCTTCGACGAACGTGTTCGCCTCAGTCAGCGTTATGTAGCTGTTGGCGTTTGCGCCGCCCGCTGTTGCGTCGATTGTTACTGCCATCGGGCGTCACAGTAGAAGTCTTGCGTTTTGGGGTGGAGGCCACCGCTTTCGCAGCAGCCTCACGTTCCCGCATTCGCTTGAAAGCGAACAGACCCATCAGGAGCTAGCGCCCTTCAGAGCCACAAAGCTCAGCACAATGGCTTCGCTTGCAGTCGAACCAACGTTCGCCACAGTGATTTTGAACGAACCAGCAGCAATGCTGTTGGCTTGAACGATGTAACTGCCAGCAGTACCGGCAGAGCTGTGGTTGACAACCACCACGTCAGTGGCAGCAATCTTGTCGTTGTTGACTTGAAAAGTCACCTCAGCAGCACCAGCAAGCTCAGCGCCTGCCATGGTGATCTGACCGGACTCTGCATTGAGAGTCACGGCTGTGCCTTTGTTGGTGGCCTGCGTCACAGTGCCGCCAGTGGTCGGGCCAATCAGAGAGCCCGCTGTTGCCTCGAAAATGGATGCCATGGTGATTACCTCCTATCAGTCGAGTGCGCTAGTTGTGGTAATCCGCACGATACCAATGTTATTGGTTTCGTAAACCTTGGTCCAATTCCCAACAGTTTCTAACTGTGCCCGAGTGGGGTTAGAAGTAGAAGTGGATGATACACATAGTGTAAATCTACAGACATAGCATCACTTTTCGCGAGAATATCGCGATCAGTTTCTGTCTGCAATCCAAGCTGTTCACCGGAGCCGATGGCACCTTGCGTGAACATGTATGCGGCGTACTCGGTAGAAGCACCGGAACCAGCAGTTTGTACGTCAGCGGAAACGATAACTCGCATCCCCATAAACGTTGGAACTGCAACATTGCCAAAGGCGTTAGCCAAAGAACCCTGTGCAGCATTGGCGTCTGGCTGACCATTGTTGTCATACACCATGTCAAGAGCACGGCGCTCTTTCAAGTCATAAAAGACTTTTGGGTGAACAACAATCGCGGCCAACTTTTCGCCTTGATCGCCTAGGAGAGACTGACCTTCAACAATCTGACGTGCAGTTAGTTGAGTCGGGGTGTCGCCAGACGCGCCATCGACAGCCAAAGCTGCGAACGATGCAGAACTGGTGTCGCCCACAGCGCCGAAGATACCGGCCAAGCAGGACAGAAGATCCTTTTGGCGCTGGTTGGCAATGTAATCAGCAATTTTGTTGCCGATAGCAGCCATCGGGTCCGATCCAGCCGCCAAGGCCGCAAGATCGCGCGATTCAAACGCCCTGCCGCGATGTAGTACAGCAGCAACTTGCTTGTCTGCTGTGATCTTGCCAGGAGTCAGTGAAGA